CTATTAGCTTAGAATAACGTGTTAGTCACTTAAAACACCAGGTAACGATGATGAAGGCATCTAACAAACTGGTGATCCCGACAGTTGGAATACTGGTCGGAGGGGTACTGTACGTAGGAATACGGAAAGTATGTCAGAGTGAGAGGAGTTTATTCTACCTCGTATCTCGAATGCTCGAACGCCTTCAGGACACGCCACTGCTGAAAAGCAGACCTGTCCGTAAAACGTTCAGAGTAGAGGCTGTGCCGTCTGCCGAATTGGTGGATGGTCACTCGCACGCAATCTCTGCTCGCGATAGAAATATGGCGAACAAATTTTGCCGCACATTCGCCTACAAGCTTAACAGAAAATGCTTCAGCTACCAAATGTCAAACAGTGATCAACACGCCAAAGTATCTGGTTACAGAGACTGGCGATGGACGAAGGATCTATCAACATCACCATGCAACAACCCTGAAACGGGTATTGCTTACATGGTTGATGTGGATTACTACGTCGACATGAACAGGTTCCTTGCCGGAAGGAATGAACCTGTTGTGGTGTTCACTACTCAACCATCCAAGGTTGCATCAACAGGAGGTGATACCGTTCACTTCTTCAACAATGACAATGAACTCGTCACACGAGTTTCAGGAGGAGCTAAGTTTCAACACAAACTCTGGGATTACAATCGTGATTCGCTTGTAGCAGTAAAGAGACTCTTCGGAATCCCTTACTGTGTAACTCACTTCCTGGTGGACTTGAGACACGTCAGCTCTGAAAAGAAGCTGGTGCTGTTCACACCAGTAGGTACTTGGAGAGGGCTCTCTTCGTGGTTCGCCCAATGGTGGCTACAAGGAGAGGAACTCAAAAGACTTCAACCAGTAACAAATGGTTGGGCGGCATTGTATTCACTCAGTTCGAAAGGGTTGAGCGTCTCACTCGGAAGAGCCGGGACATACGGTGAAGCGTCTGTACCCGCTGACGTGTTGGAAAACATGTTGGCCGCAGATCGTCTTTCCAAGCAACATGCCAACGTTGGCTCGGTCGCATCATGGGCCGAATCCGACCGGACTAAAGGTGTCATCATCGCGGACTACATTCGTGAAAACAAGACAATCAAAGCACCTTACGTAGCTGACGTATCAGAAGGCACAATAAGTTACAGCGCAGACTTGACATGCGACGATAATGATAAATCGACAATCGAATCGTTTATGCCCGCAATTGTCGGTGGAGGTTGCTTTGCACCTTCACAAGACAAGAAGACGACCAGTTGGGGAGTCGAGTCAAGAGTGACCAATCTAAAACAAGTTCGGAGCTTACCGATCAACAGACAAAACAGGAAACGCGCGCAAGAATTCGTCAGGCGTGTCGTGTGCAACACAACGTTGTGCCCTGTTGATTTTGAAGCCGTCAGAGATAATCAGACGAGGACGACACAACGCGCCATTCTGGATGAGGCGTCAAACACGGGGAGCGTGGTTGATGACACAATAAACTCATTCATGAAGCGCGAAGCTTATGCGAAGGTCGGGACTCCGCGCGTCATATCGACGTTGCCCGGCCTCACCAAACTGGAATACTCGCAGTACACCTTGGCTGCAAGCGCGCACATTAAGAAATTTTCGTGGTACGCTTTCAAGAAGCCAAGAGACATTGCTGCTAGAGTCGCAGAAATAGTAAATGGACAGAGTCTTGTCGCAGAAACCGACTTCTCACGCATGGATGGACATGTGACTGAAGAAGTAAGGACACTGATCGAAGAACCAATTATGTTGGGACTCTTCGGTAATGACGACTACATGTTGTTCCAAATGCGTGAACAATATGGAAAGAATGGGCAGCTGGGAGGCAAGAAATACGAGACAGGATATGCTCGTGCTTCTGGCAGCCCGGAAACATCACTGTTCAACACGATACTAACTGCATTCATCTCATTCTCTGCAATGTGTGATCTCGGTCTAGACTATGAACAAGCTTGGAAAAGCTTGGGGGTCTATGGAGGGGACGACGGCCTTGTTGCCATCCCACGTGCATTTTCAGCCGATCAAGCTGATGCTGCATACCGTAAGAGCGCCACTGCATGGGGTCAAGTGTT